TTCATAGAAAGAAAACGGAGTATCATATAGTTACTCCATGTCTTTTTATCACTCTCATCAAGCGTATCCCAATACTTTGGGTCTTTCTTATCACAAATTGCGTTCAAATGGTCAAATAATGTTTTTGCTGCCATATTATGCTTCTTCTTCTACTTTTAAACCCGGAGGTAATAATTCATTTAATACTTCACCACAATCACCACATAAGAATAACTCTACGGGTAGAACTTCATCTTTTGGTTTACCAGTTAATAACTTTGAAATCTTACGAAATCCAAACCCTTGTACGAAAATCTCGCCACCACACTTCTTACATGCAATTGCTTCGGTTTTTTCTAATGAAATTGGTTTTTCTTCTTGTCCTCCTATTGGTTGTCCACCTGCTCCTAAAATGTTAGCCATTATATAATATTTAAAATTTGAATTAATGTAGCTGCTGCGATAATTTCTTTATCGATTGCTACTGCTGATTTACTTACACCATCTCCTAATAATAGGATTACATTAGAAGTATTTTCTCCGCCGTATTCTTCTACCTTATCATATAAGGCTGTATATAAATCCGTAAAATCGTTTGCTTTAGAATCAATGAGAGCTTGTCTTACTTTCATATACTTATTTCTCTTATCATCATTTGATGATAGGATATCAATGATTTTTGTTTTATAATCATTTTCCAATAAATTAGATACATCTACTTTCAACTTACCTTTAAAAGAATTAGATTGGCATGTATTTATAACCTTACGAATATCAGGATACGATGCATCAATAATAGGAACTAAATCCTTTACATCAAATTCAACATTCTCCGCATTTAAAATGTTGCTTACTTGAATTGCTACATCTTTTTTAGTTGGCGGAATGATTTGAAAAGATTGACATCTACTTTGAATAGGAGGGATAATTTTATCAACATAATTACAAGTCAAAATAAATCTACAATGTGCTGAAAATGTTTCCATCACATTACGAAGAATTGCTTGGCCTTGATGTGTTAAGTAATCGGCCTCATCTAATATTAGAATTTTAAATGGTTTAAATCCCATTGAAGATGCGAAATTTTTAATCTTCTCTCTAATAGTATCAACACCATTCTCATCAGATGCATTGATAATCATATAATCACAATCAATTGATTTTACAATTAATTTTGCTAATGTAGTTTTTCCAGTTCCAGCTTTACCATGTAAAAGTAAATGTGGAATATCACCTCTTTCAATGTATAATCTTACTTTCTCTTTTAAACTTTCATTACCAACGTAATTATCTAAAATATTGGGTCTGTATTTTTCTACCCATAAACTATTATTTACCTTCTCAGGTGCTTGTTCTATAAACATATTTTATTTTTTATTTTCCAGTTGAACCAAATCCACCTTCACCTCTTTCAGTATCCGATAACTCAGCTACTTCATCAAACTCAATTGGGGGATGTGGAATAATCATAATTTGTGCAATTCTATCACCGACTTTATATGCAAGTGAATCTAATCCATTTTCTTTTTTGAATGTAGCTTGTATTTCACCTCTATATCCACTATCAATTACACCAACCGAATTTGATAATACTAATTCATATTTTCTAATTGATGAACGAGGAAACACTAATCCTACAAATCCCTTAGGAATTTCCATTGCTAAATCAGTACCATAACTAACATCAAATGTTGTATTGGATATAATTCTAGTTGCTACCAAATCCATACCAGCATCTCCACTTTTTGCATAAGATGGAATTACTGCACTTTCACTAAGCTTCTTTATTTTCACTTTCATTTTGTAAATTTGCTTTTTTATATAACTCTCTTTGCTCATCTCTCATTGATTTACCTTCGTCTGTCAATTCTCTTGCAAACAATTTAAATAATTTACCGCTTTTATGCTGAAATGATATAAATGAATCTTCTATATTTGTAATTGTGAATATTACTTTTGGGTCTTCTTCTTTATTCATTTCAGAATCAGTCCAAGCAAATATTTGCGGTTCATCGGAATCAAATTGAAAACACCACTCACATTCTTCATATTTTTTTTGTGATAATGTAACATTACCAATTGATTGTTCTTCAATTGTTACTTCTTCTTTTTTTGTTTTTTTAGCCTTTGCCATAATTTTTGTTTTTAATATTATCTTCCTACTTCTGATAGGTATTTAGCTTTCATTTCTTCCCAACTGATTCCAATAGCATCTATGTAGAATAAGTGCTCAGGTTTAATTCTACCCTCATCATGTAGTTTTGTGTATCTACTGATTGCATGTTTCTTCCACCATTTTTGAATGTATTCATTACCTTGCTTAAACTTATCCTTAAGGATTAATTTATCTTCGGTAATTTCATTTCTAAGAAATTCACATCCGTTCTCATACATCATAGCCATATAAACACCTCTCTTAAATCCGTGATGATATTCAGTTCCCTTAATACCACACTCTTTAAAAATCTTACCTAATATCTTTTGTTTGATACCACTAACAGGTCCGTTTCTATCATAACCCATATTAGCACCATTACGAGCTCTTTCTTCGGTGATATTTTCAGCATACCAATCTGCATGATTTTCTTTAATCCATTGATGCCACGGGTCATAAAATTTATCATCGGGCTTCAAACTAATTTTACCAGCTGATTCTCCTAATGTTTTAAATAAAGGGATGCCATTATATTGAGAATGGATACCATACAAAGATGTTGTACCTACTGCAATCAAAACATTTTTATACTTTGAATTCCAATATGCTCTAACTTCCGGCGTAGTTGTCATCATAGCGATTAACTTACCACCTAAAAAGTTATAACCTAATGGCTGAGTACATACAATAGTAGAAGCGATAGTAGTGTTATTCAACTTACCATCAACAAATTTATTATCTTTAGTCCAACCAATGAAGTTATCTCTAACTCCCATAGCGGTTACATCGGATGCTAATGAAATTTGTCCTAATAGTTTTCCACTAACTTTATCCTTTACATTAATCTTTACATTACGGCCAGGGTTTGCTGTAAAATCCATTGTGTGAATCATACGTCTTACCGCTGCCCACTTAGTAGATTCCTTCGGGTCTTCCACAATCTCAACGTAAGGGTCTAACGATTCAATTTCTTTTATCGTTAGCTCCTTATTGTTGATATCAGTTGGTTTCCATTGTAAATCGTAATAAGATGCGATTTGGGATTTTGCTTGAATCATTGTAGGTTCTTGCAACTCTACCCACTTCTTATATAATGTTTGTTCTTGAACAGACATCGTCATAAGGTAATCCATATTTTCTATTAACTTAGTCTTTTCAGATTCAAAGTCAAAGACAGGTTTTTGTGGTTCAGTATCCCAAAAGCTCATAATAATTATTTAATTTCTACTAAGTAGTAGTTTGAAGTGTAATCCCCATCAACGAATGATACGTGTGATAATCCTTTAGATGAGATTTTCAATGAAGATGTTTTAGAACCTTTGTTAGCCATTAAGATAGCTTTCAAATATTTTGCTGAAAAAGCAATTGGTTCAATATCTTCTTTAGCGGTTGCATCAACACCAATAGAAATTCTATTTGAGTTAATTGATGAGTAACCTAAGATAATTTCAGCCTTACCACCTTTGATAGTAAATGTGAAAGTATCAGCGTCAGCTAATGCTCCTTTTGATTTAATGAATTTATTTACAAACTCATCATCCAAAGCAACTTCCGTATCGAATGGAGGTAATGCTTTTAAATCAGGTACCGCAGGAATTACCGATGGTGCTGCTAACATATATTGTACCTTTGTTTTCTTATCAGAGAATTTCAATGCACCAGTCACTTCTTCTACAGTGATAGCATCATCTAATACACTCAATAAGCTCTTTAGTTGTGATGTGGTATAAATACCAAACTCACCATTTGGAAATTCATCACCCACTACTGTAACATCACCTAATAAGGTTTTGTCATCTGAAATCATTCTTACCGATAAGTTCTTGTCATCGGATTTTACCATAACGGATTCAATCTCACCACCTAAGTTGTAACGATTTACGAAACCATCAAATTTGCCTTTGTTCATAATTGAAATTTTAATTTATGTTTTAATTTGTTATACAAATATACGAAAAATACCCGAAACCACCAAATATTTTAGAAAGAAAAGAATTGTTCAGCGGTTTTTTGTGAAGAAAGTACCTCACCCCATCCCAAAGCCCCATAAAAGTCCTCTAATTTCTTAAGTAATTCCCTCTCAAAAATCTTATCGTAATCAATGTAGGTTCTTACCAAATCCATTATTTCTTCCGGGTCATTATAACCTTTGAAACCAACGGCATCCAATCCAAATGGATTTTGTTTCAAATATACCCATTTAATTTTATCCCCATTTCTCATAGGTTCATGCTTAGTTGGGCATTTATAGTGAACCAATAATTGGTTATGTGCAATTGCTGCCTTAACATGCGCAGGAGTTCCACTATTAAATTGGAACATTGCCCTATTATCTTTTTTCTTTGGAATGTATTTTGATAATTCTTTTACTGCTGAGTTTTTAGCTATACTAACAACATTCATACTAGATAATGCCTTTTTAAAATCATATATCTTATCAGTTAATGTCATCTCATCATCACCTCTCAAAATTGCAATAAGAACTTCACTCATAAATTTACGGAATTCGGCTGGATATGATGAACGGACTACGTCCAATCCTTTAACATCCAATCTATCTACCGGCAATCCATTCTCTGCAATAATCCATTGAGCGTATCTTTTCTTAGCAATCCAAATACCACTTCTACTTACGAATTCTTTTTTAATTTGGAATCTATGTTTTGTTTTATCAACATTAAATACTTTCTCAGCCAATACATCATAGAACTTATTTAAGAAGTCCTGCGTTTCACCAGCAATATCATCAACCAATAATGCAATTTCTTTATCATCTTTTTGTTTCCAATCAGGATGTCTATGGTCTAATAATGGTACTGCTGAAAAGAATACCGAATCAGTATCAATGTATATATTAAAGTCTTGTCCAACTGTACCTAATTCTTTATTATACTTAATGTTAGCCATTTCAGCAGTTGATTTAATTACCGTCTGACCTGTTAATGTTACAGCTTCTGCATTATCTACATCATAGAAACGAAATGCGGGCAATCCCAACACCCCATATAAAGAGTTAAGTAAGATTTTTTGTACGTGCTGTCTTTTCTTATAGAATGCATATTTTTCTTTATCACCTTCCTCACCATATTTTTTCTCTAGCTTACGGAATTCAACACGCTCATTAAACCACGTATTTAAAATATCAGGAATACAACCTACTTTATCGGTTCTATATAATACACCATTCGATGATACTGCGTATTTACTTTCATCAAATAATTTTCTAAGATTCTCTTTTGAAATTGTTTTTTCACCAATATTGAATGTATCAATTTCACCTTTCATAAACTTTTGTGCATCCCAATTATCAATCTTAGCCACTTTAGTTTCAGGAGAAATATTAGTTGTCATAATAATTGATGGGTATAGTGAAGTTAAATCCAAGTCATATATCCAATCATACTTACCAACGATAGGTGCCTTAACATATGCCCCAATAAACTTCTCCTCGCCATTTTCTCTAATGGCATCCATACGTTCTTGTCTATCGGCTGGTTTGTTAGGAGCTACAATGTTTCTTCTTTTAAGGTAACATAATAATGCCCCCTCTAAATACTTAGATGAATAAACGAAGTCCTCATATGGAACGTGTCCTGCTGTGCAAATACCTTTACACAAATCTATAAATTGTAACTTCTTATCTAAACCAGCTACCAATTCAACGTCTACTAAGTTATACTC